AAAATACTAATAAACAAAAAATTTGATATTAATAATGATTTAAGCAGTTGGTATAATAAAATTTATTATTTACCACAAGAAAAGTTTCTTTTTAATGATACGGTTTTAAATAACATAACTTTGGATTGTAATTTAGGCAAAAATATTCAAAATAATCCATTAAATTTAAAAAAATTAAATGAGGCCATCAGTCTTTCTAGATTAGATAAATTTGTTAATGAATTGCCTAAAATAGCAGAAGAATTCTTCCCAAGTGATACGACCATTCAAGTTGCCGATAGTAAACTAGGATGGGCGAAAGCGTTCAAGGAACTGATCGGTATGTTATATATCGGTCAGATTCCTCGCTGGGATATGTCTAAAATACGTCCTGCTGGAGCCCCTCTTAAAACTTTTGGTGGTCGTGCTTCTGGGCCTGAACCTCTTGAAGCATTGTTTAATTTTACTGTTACTACGTTTCAAAATAGTCAAGGACGTAAGTTATCCTCTATTGAATGTCACGATATTGTATGTAAAATTGCAGAGATTGTAGTGGTAGGTGGAGTCCGTAGATCGGCACTAATCTCCCTCTCTAATCTAAGTGATGACCGCATGAGAGATGCTAAACAAGGACAGTGGTGGACACAAACCCCACATCGTGCTCTTGCAAATAATAGTGCATGTTATTCAGAAAAACCAGATATTGGTACATTTATGAATGAATGGAAGGCACTTTATGATTCTAAATCAGGAGAACGTGGTATTTTTAGTCGAGAAAGTGCCGTTAAAATGGCGGCAAGAAATGGACGTAGAAATACAGAAGATTATGCATTTGGTACAAATCCTTGTTCTGAGATTATTCTACGCAATCGTGAATTTTGCAATTTATCAGAAGTAGTAGTACGTTCATCTGATACAAAGGAGTCCCTTTTGGAGAAGGTAAAGTTTGCAACGATTCTAGGTACATTTCAGTCTACACTTGTGAATTTCAAGTACGTATCTTCCTCATGGAAAAAGAATTGCGAAGAAGAGAGACTTTTAGGGGTCTCTCTTACTGGTATAATGGATTGCAAACTTACTAATGGTAAAGAAGATGGACTCTCAGAATTGTTAGATGAATTACGTGAAGTGGCAATCAAAACTAATAAAGAGTATGCAAAGAAGATGGGTATTAATCAATCTGTAGCAGTAACGTGTGTCAAACCTTCTGGTACAGTAAGTCAATTAGTAGATGCAGCCTCTGGTATACATGCTCGACATAACCCCTACTATATAAGAACAGTAAGAGGTGATAAAAAAGACCCATTGACAAAAATGATGAAAGATGCTGGATTTCCTGTTGAGGATGACGTAATGAATCCTAGTCATACTGCTGTATTTTCATTCCCTATGAAAGTTAATGAAGATTCAGTGTTTCGTACAGATATGTCAGCTATAGAACAACTAGAACTTTGGTTGGTATATCAAAAACATTGGTGTGAACACAAACCATCCGTAACAATTTCTGTAAAAGAATATGAATGGTTAGATGTTGGCGCATGGGTTTATGAAAATTTTGATTACATGTCAGGTGTTAGTTTTTTACCATTTTCAGAACATACATATAAACAGGCACCTTATCAAGATATTGAGAAGAAAGATTATGAAATACTTCTCAAAAAGATGCCCCAAAACGTGGAGTGGAGTAAATTGGCAGAATATGAAAAGACCGATATGACAATTGGAGCTCAGGAACTTGCATGTGCAGCTGGATTCTGTGAAATTCAGTGAAACTAATTGTTTGTGTATCTTGTGAGGCTGAATTTCGGTTGAAACACTCAATGGATGAGAACTATTATAGGGTCACTCATTGCCCGTTTTGCGGTGAATCTTTAGAAGAAGAAATGGAAGATGAAATAGAATGGGAAGAGGATGAGGACTAGTAGTGCTAAAGCAAAAGGTAGACGTTTTCAACAATGGGTACGAGATCAACTCATAGAACAATTAGATGTCCATCCAGAAGATATAGAATCTCGCAGTATGGGTGCTGGTGGAGAAGACCTCATAATGGCAAGAGCAGCGAGAGAAAAGTTTCCGTATTCAATAGAGTGCAAGAACCAAGAAACTCTGAATATATGGAAAGCATACGAACAAGCGACTGAAAACTCTGGTGACTATGAACCAGTGTGTTTTATTAAACGTAATAATCAGAAACCTTTAGTGGTAGTGGATGCTAATTACTTCATAAATCTCCATAACAAAGATTAACAGTTTATTACCTACTTTTTTTTATAAATACTTATAGTGTGAACCAAATCTCTTTATAATGACTAAGAGAAAGGACGGTTATGAAGAATATCAAAGCTATATTTGCTTTGATGACGACACTATTATTTTTACCTACTACAATATGTCTAGCGGCTGATACTAATACAGTATCCTCTACGGTGGTCACGGATAAGATGCCACCTACTGCGAGTGCGCCAAGTGTAGTCATCAATAACAGTGATGTTTGTAAGAGCGCTGCTTCGGCCGCTATACAAACACAAATTTTAGGATTCGCCTCAGGCATTACCATAACGGATGAAAATTGCGAAAGAATTAAATTAAGCCGTAGTTTATATCTTATGGGTATGAAGGTCGCTGCGGTCTCTGCCTTGTGTCAAGATGCGAGAGTATTTGACGCAATGTGGATGGCGGGCACACCTTGCCCACATATGGGTGCTATCGGAGATGAAGCTAAAAAAGGATGGGAAGAAAACCCAGAAGATGTTCCCTCAAATTCAGAGATTTTCAAAAAAAAAGAATCGAGTCAACTGACGGAAGAGGATCAGGAACTCAATATGACAACGGATTAGAAGATGAGTATGATGAAACAGATGATTATGCAGAGGAGCATCCTTCAAGCGAAACGCAAGGTTTCGGATGGATCAATGGCGTTGGTATTCTTGTTGGCGTTGCTGGTATGTTCTTTGGTGTTCCCCTCTTCTTCTAACTCACAAAGTACTACTTCTCAGGAAGTTATAACAGGACAAGAAACAAGTCCTAACTATATTCCTGGCATGGAAGAACATACAACAAGTGGTGGAACCTTACACAATTCTGGTACAGGAACATCTCAAGGATGTAAGTCTGGAAATTTTTGTACTGCCGGTACTCAAGGGCCAGGTGGTACATATTCATCTACATTTGATTTAAAGGATAATATGACTATAGATCAAATTAATCGTGGATTTAAAATGGATTACGGTTTAGATGTAGACTCCCATGTAAGTAATTCAGTTCTTGCAAGTTGTGTGGGTGGTAACACTTTGCAAAATTCAGATTGTAGGGATATATTTAAATTAACTGTAACCCTATTTGGTACAAATGGACTGACAAATGAGGCTGGAGTTGCACATAAATTTGAACATGAAGTAGAACTAGATTATAGTGGTGTACGTAGTTTTGCATTTTCACAAGATATACCATCTAATACATTCACTTCATTAACAGGTGAATTTGACATGTTTGGTATAGATGCCGGCTTTCCACAAAGATTTTTCGGACCTGCATTTTCTGCTCCATTTTTGACAACTACATTTGATTTAGTTACCTTAATAGAAACAGAAGTTATAGATATAATAAACAACACTGACATTCTTGAACAGAACACTCCAGAGGAAATGGAAGTTGTTGAAATACAAGTAGAGGTAGAATCTCCCGATGGTCAACAAATGGCATCTTTGGAATTAGAAGTTAATGCAGAGATGGAGATGGAATTGGAAATGCCGACTACTGAATTATCTTCTCCAACAGAACCAGAGATTGAGGTTGCAGAAGTAAACACAGAAATAGAAGCGGAGATGCAAAATGAATCTACCACCGATCAACCTGTGGAATCTACCGAATCCCAATCGGAAGGTGATGGCAATACAGAAACCGAATCGAACCAAGAACCAGAACGAACAACTGAAGCAGAACCTAGAGAACAAGAGGGAGAACCCGAAACTAGTGATGCAGAATCATCTTCAGAACCAGCAGCACCTAAACCTAAAGCTAAAGTAAAGGTTGCAAAGAAAACTAGTGCAAAACAGAAGGCTGCAAATAAGATAGTTAAGAAGATGGGAGATAAAGGAAGATACGACTCAACAAATCAATTGAAAACTTTGGTTATAATGAATGTATTAGGTGATACTAAGAAATTTTTAGTACAACCTACGATACCACAACCTACAGGACTATTTACAGATGCGAAAATCCCAGATGCACAATTACCAGAAAATAATGCAGCTGCTTGGATGTTGATGGGAGGTAGTAGTCAACTACATAAAAGATTAACAGATAGTCAATACGAGAGATAAGCTCTCAGAAAAGAGGAGATATGATAGAAGCATTAATTTTAACAATAGGAGCTAAAACATGTTGTATCGCTAGTGCTGGAATTGGAGGCGCAGCGAATGTGTTGACAAATAAAAAATGGAATTGGGGGGGAGCAAAAGATATTGCATTAGCAATAATAGTTGGATGGATAGCCGCAGAGTTTTTTATTCCACCCATAATGAAACATTTTGCATTAGATATGTTATGGGGCCCAGCAATTGCTTTCTTAATTGGTTATTGTGGAATTAGATTGTTACCAAAAGCAGAAGAAATTATAACTAAAAGGTTATCGAAAGGATAGTTATGGCAGAGGTAGAATATAAAGGAATTAAAGTTGGTGGGAGTAAACTCCTATTGATACTGCCACTATTAGGAACAATCGGTGGTGGTCTATGGGGAGGCTTTGAATTGTGGCATCGCTACCAATCTATGGAAGCAAAAATTGATAAATACGTTGCCCCTGACCTAAGTGGGTTTGATAAGAGAATTGCTATTGTTGAAACGAGATTTGATAAGGAACTGAAGTCATTGCGACAAGAAGTAAAAACAATTCAAGATTCTGTTGTAAGTGCTTCTGATTATACGAGAGATATTAAGAATGATCTTAAAAAGGACATTAATACAATAGAGAAAACTGTGGATGATATAGAACGTAGGGGCAAAGATGCGTTCAAACTTGTACGTGAAAGTATAGAAACAAATGATACTAAAGTTCGTACAATGATAACTGTCAATTCAGATCGATTTGATAAACGTAGAGAACAAGTGCGTACAGATATGACTGATCTTGAATCACGAATAAAGAAAGAAATGAAAGAAGTGAAAAAGGATGTAAATGATAAAATAAAGAAGGCATTGAATAATCCACTGTCCAAAATGTAATAAATACATATATGAGAATACTACTGTTTTTATTATTATTCATAACACCAGCTTTTGCCTCTGATAAAGCTGCACTTGTTATTGGAGTAGAAGGAAAAGTTACAGTAGTACGTGAAGGCAATCCATTACCAGTAACTAGAAGAGAAAAGTTATATACCGATGATCAAATTCTTACTGGAAGAAACTCTGCAATAGAATTAAAAATGTTAGATGGTTCATTCATTAATTTGGGTGAACTGGCCGATATGATTATAGAAGAGTTGGTTTATGAACCTATCAAGAAAGATGGGTTTATGGATATTACAGTTGCTGTCGGTGCATTTCGTATAGTCAGTGGTTCTATCGCAAAGTTGGGCCCAGACTTAATGCAACTTAAAATACCTACTGCAACGATAGGTATAAGAGGAACAGGACTTGTTGGTAAAGCGAGTCCTAAAGGTTCTGAAAATTGGGTTATATTGGTTCCTGACCCAGAAGGACATATAGGTCAATTGGTGATTGAGAACACAGTAGGTATTACAATTTTATCAAAAGAGAATGAAGGTATCACAATGATTTATCCAGATGTAAAACTCGTAAGGAAAAAATATACCAAGAGATTTATCGAAGAATTAATTAGACAAGTTCCAGAGATTAAACACGTACCTTTGCATAAGAAACAGTTTGAGTCACTATTTCAATTCAATGGTATGGGAGCAAATTAGTCCATTGACTTTTTGTGAAATTTATGTTACAGTTTAATTTGTAGGATATATTATGACAAAAACAAAAACAGACTTGT